CTTACAAGGAAAGAAATAATACTAAGAGCACCAAAGATACTCCACATCTTCTTTTCCATTAACCTGAGTCTGTCATCTACCTTTCTTATATCTCTTTCGCATCCTTTCTTAATAGCATTTGTCTCTCTGGTCACATCAGCGTGTAGTCTATCTACCTTCTCGAATAGAACTTGATCAATCTTATCTTGCTTATCTAACTTCTCATTATGAACTGCAAGCAGTTGACCCATCTTTACAGAGTTCTCTTGAAGGGTATCTACAACTTTTTCTAGTCTTTCTATTATCGCTGAATTAATATCAGACACTACATCGCTCCTTGACGCTTATCCCAGTAATATTTTAACACAGTAGAAGGTGTTAAGCGGGTAATTTTTATCTTATCAAATTTTTCTGGTCTGTATATAGACCTCAAACGTATTTTTACATCAGAGACACTACGACCATAGAATACAAAGTCTGTCTCTCCTTCAAACTCAGTGAACTCTACTTTGAAAGGAAAGTATCTCCCCTCATTTCTAGTATAACTTTCTTTAGTAGTAGAAGGACCACACTTGATGGTTCCATTCTTTTTGGTTTTACATTTAAACCTTCTACCTTTAACTGGTCTACCAACACCACCTAAAGGTTCATCTAGTCCTGCTGTAGGACCATTAGGATCAGAGTCACCAGAGAATCCCGCTGCTTGTGCAGTAGAACCTGTGCTCATAGTAGGAGCACCTTCTTCTTTGACAGTTTTCTTTTTCTTCTCTGTCTTAGCAACATACTTTCCTTTCGCATCACTATGACTGGTAGATCCAGGTCTTGCTGACGATACAACAGCACCATACCCAACCATATATTCTTTCACCATAGGTAGTTCTTTCTCTTTAGTAGAGGCGAACTTCTTTACATCAGTCTTTTTCATATCTTTAGCAGCAGACGCAATCTCTTTCGATGGTGCAGACATCTCGCCCTTCTGGACTGCTCTGACCATCCCCATAAATCTACGTTGTTTAACTGATACTGCGGGCATTAGAGTTTACTCAACTGTGATGTAACTTCAGCGTCAATGATTATCTCATCAAGAATACCATTGCCACCATTCGGATCTAATCTATTCAGATATAATAGATAAGATTTCATAATAGACCAATACTCCATCTCAATTTTAAAAATCAATAAAGGTATTGCTGCTTCACCAAACACATTAAACAATACAATCAAATGATTTAAGATCAAATGATTACGCAATACCCCAGACTTAACATATCTGCCAAAGAGACGTTTGAGATACTTAAACCTCATCATATCTTCTTGGAAATCATCGTAAGTTACAGACTGGGGATTGTCATAATGCTTCATAGCGAACAACATATAGTTGTCGTTCGTTAACACTGAAAAATTCATAACGAATTATAATTTAATTAACTACCGAAAGTTAGAGTTGCGATAGAACTTACTACCTCTTTAGCACCTTTGCTACTGTTAACTTTAACTCTGTATGAGTCACCATCATTAGCAGCAAGTTGTCCAGACAATACAAGAGATGCACTTGTAGCACCACTTACGTCAGCAAATCTAGTACCACTAGCAGTTCTCTTCTGCCACTGATATGTGATTGTACCTGACTGATCAACAGTTGCAGCAACTGTGAAGGTTGCAGCACCACTAGATGAGGTCTGGTTAGAAGGTTGTGTACCGATAGTAATAGTCTCAAGTACGTCTGCTACTACTGTCTCGTCTGCCATATCACCTGATGTTCCTACTGCTACTCTTAGTGCAGCAAGTTTCTCTGCTTTATGACGTGTGGTTCCTTGTGCTGTATTGTATGTTCTATACAACCACCATCCTGGTCCGTCTATACCACGAGACTTGTTAGATGCAATTCCATCTTCTGTTGTATCTACAAATACTAATTGATAGTCAGTGATACTATCTCCACCTTTGATTACATACTCTGCAACCGCTTTTGGTGGAGTTCTTTTAATTACGCTTGATGCAGTAACTGTTGCAGTTGATCCTGCATATGCTTTGTGTAACTCTATAGCAGTAGTGCTAGTTACTTGTTTAACAATATATGCAACGCTAGAAATTTCTAGTACGTCACCTGGGACTACGCTATCAGCAGCATTTTTTGTTACAGTAGCGTCGCCATTAGTGACGCTAATGTTCTGTGTAAATGCAGCAGCGTCAATCTTACCATAGATCGCCATTAGTTATTCTCCAAGAACATTGTGTTTCCTATTATTTATTTATAATAAAAAGGAGGGGTGTGCCCTCCTTCGTTTATCTTGCTTTGATTGCTGCTGAGACTTGCTCAAACAACTTATCATCTGCTTGTGTTTTAGTCATTTTGACTGCTTTACCGATGATGACTAAACAGATGTCGATGAGTTTATCACCAAGTTCTGCATCATCAGGGATTTTAGCGATTGCTTTCTCTATAATACTCTTTGCAAAAGGTAAGAGAAAACTTGAAACTGAACCAATCATTTTAATAAAGAATAAGGTACCTACCCTATATATACATCAATGATTATGTGCTTCGGATACTAATACTTCTAAATCTTCTACTGCTACGTTCTCATAGATTCTTCCACCCTTGTCTACGATGTCATAGTGTGATACGTAGTGAGTGTTACCCTGATCATCTGGTTCTTCCATCTCAACTAGAGTGTGATGCTCTGGGATAGTAGTTACAAGACCATACTCAGCGTGCTCTGCCATCTTTGCACAGATATGAGTCTTCTTACCCATTGCTTTTGATATAGTCTTTCTTCTGTTAAGAAGATACTTATCATCTTTGTCGTGATCACCGTCGTTGTCGATGTCCTTGTCCTCTTTTCCTACAGGATCAAGTGTTTTCTTTGCTTTCTCTTGTAAGTTTTGTACTTCAAGACGAAGCATTTCGCGAATAGATTCTTTCATTAGATCAGATTTCTTTGGGTTTACTAAAATCTTAGATTTCTTTTCAGAGAGTTCCATTTTATTTATTCATTTTTTTGTTGTATGCTTCCACACTACCATACTTTTTCACTTTCTCAATCTCTTCTCTTTTCTTTAACTGCATAGCAGTAGGTTTGCCTTGAACATAATACTTACCAGTACCTTTCTCAGGACTTGCCATACCTTCTTCAAAATTCATTTGTTCTCTCCAAGAATAATTTTCTTTTTTGACCTTCTTTCTTGAAGGTTCATCGTAGTCAGACTTACCGTGTTTCTTTGTACCCGCTAAACCTTGACCTTGATTGTACCAATGAGATCCACCTTGTCTTCTATCACTATAGGGATGATACGAATTGGGTCTATTCATAACGTGACCTTTCTTCTTCTTGACACCTCTTTCTGCCTCGTGGTTAAGTTTACGAACAGGAGCATTATACTTTGCACCGTAAGTATCTTTTCCACCATAATTACGTGCTATTCTATCTTTTACTTTAGTTGCTCTGTCTTTTCCCATATCTCCCTTTGGAGTTTCAGAAATAACAAATTTAGTTGACTTAATTATTTCTTCTGGAACACAGTTAGGAACTTCTTTTCCATTTTTCATTTTAGTTGGAGGACTGCCAATCTTCTTTCCATCCCAACACTTAGATGCTCCCACGTTCTTACGTGCTTGCTTTAGACCTTCCTCTACAGATACTGGTGTGGTATCTTCGTGTTCGATTACCTTACCATCTTTATCCTTTTGATGATGCTCTACAAACTTAACTGGAGATGATTTAGTACCTTTATCGTAGTGTAGAATTCTAGGATTCTTAGGATCATCTGATTTATTGTCTTTATGAGTCTTTTTATAATCCTTCTTACTCATACTATACTTACCCGAACCTGTACTACCTTTAGGAATGTTTCCTTTTTCATCAGGTGAAGCATCATAATTCTTAAATTCTTTTACAATTTCTTTTACCCTATGCAATACTCCCTCGTACTTCGGATTAGGTGAAGTACTATCAAAAGCAGGATTGTTTTTATAACGATCAGGTTGTGCGTTTCTTTGTTTTGTTAACTTCTTTGCTTTATCATCAAGATACTTTTTCATTGCTGATGTATCCTTCTCTTCAATATGCTCCACCTCTTCTCTCTTGAACTGAGGATGGTTGTCCAACTTCATTCCTCTTTTCTTTTCAAGTGCTGCTTTCTTTTTTGCTGACTCTTCACCTGTGTTATCAGAGTATCTATTGTCATACTTTTCATATACAGCAGCGTATGCTTCTGCCATCTTAGCACCTGCTTTTACCATACCACTCACTCTCTTTTTAATTTGTTTGTCCTTTACCTTTTTAGTCGCAGGAGAAGGATTTTTAAAATTCATATGACCTTGAACTTCTTTTGATGCTTTAGCAACGTAACCACCTAAAGTCTTCTTACTCAACTCATCAAGATGCTCAACCTCTTCTTTAGCAGTCTTTGCTGCTTTCTTGAAAGCATCCTTTGCAGGGTAGTCCTCATCGCCAGGTTTTGCGGGTGCTTCTCCTCTCTTTCTCTTAGCGTGGATGTTAGCATAAAGACCTTTCTTCTCCTCTATATGTTCTACCTCTTCTGTCTTAGCAGATGCTTCTGATGGTTTTGCTTTTATAGTTCTCTGATTCTCGCACTGTGGATCTACAGTAGTCTCCTTTTCCTTAACAGTATCAATCTTTGGAGAAGCATCACTTGGTTTCATATTAAGTGTTGCTGCGTTTGCTGTCTCTACAAAAATCTGTGCTATTTCTTTTTGTGCAGTGCTGTGTGTATGCACATCGATATACTCACTAGGGTTATCGGTGTTATGATTAGCATACTCTACGACATATCTGACACGTTGTACGTCTGAAGGACTATACTTCAATAGTTTTGTCGCTGTTTTAAGGTCCATTTGATTAATTATCCTATGATATTATTTAGACTTTCGGAAGTCGCTAAATTTCTTTATGCTTTGCCCAGGAGTCATTGCCTGTACTGCTTGTCTATAGGTATCGGTTCCTATTTTCCAGTCGTTTCCTGACCCATCATCAGCAGAATGATGTTTTTCTTTTACCTCATTTAGTGAGGTTAACCAACAACGGAATCTCCATCCGTTACCGTCTTCAAATATTGCATAGTTAGTTCCACGATGAACAATCTTACCTTGAACACCAGTGTCTAGGTGCTCAACTACTGTTCCCATATCAAAAATACTTTTGCGAACGTATGCTTCTCTTAAGTTTTGTAGATCTAACTTAGGAGCGATCTGCCAGAGTTCTTTAATCTCTACGTCCTCTTTCTCTTGGATACCCATACCTTTACGTACCGCATCCATAAGTCTTTTTGCTACTCCCTCATCTTTTCCAGGGATACCTTTAGCAAAATCTTCTAGGTTTCCTTCAGCAGCAAATGCACGCATCTTAGATGCAGACATACCTTCAACACCTTCAGCATCAGGATCTCTTTGTCCACCAGATACTACCTTGAGTTCCTCAAAGTTGTATGCTTGACCATTATATTTTTGTAGGAGGTCATTAAATTCTGCTACCCTATCACTACCAACAACCATTGTTACTGAACTGTAACCCTCTTCATTGATAGAAGACAATACATTAAAAATGTTTCCTTTATCAGGATCATTTTGTATTGCATTTGCGTGGTCGGGGAACATCTGTTTAAGATAGTTTATCTTCTCCGCAGGTTCCAACGGATTTTTCTTTGCATCAACAGTACGTGATGGATAAATCCTGTATTCTCCTCCTTGAGAAGACTCCGCAACTTTGGATAAAAGTTTTTCGTGACCCACAGTAGGAGGATTGAACCTCCCAAAAGTAATTGCAATGTTTCCAAGATCGTTTACTGAATTGTTACCTTCTTGTTCAGCAGCACCTTCTTCAGCACCTGCTCGTGCCTGTTCTGCTTCATCACGAGATACTGTAACTAATCTTTCACCACCTTCTGATTTTGCCACAATGTTACCTGTGCGATCAGCATAGTAACCGTGACCAACGTGTTGGAGACCTCGTTTCGCTGCTGCTTCTCCTGCAACAGTACGTGCTTCTGATAGGAATTGCTTAAATTTCATAATACTATTTATCAACCCCAGTTCTTTTCTATATTAAAGTTAGTTTTACTAAACTCTAGTCGGTCAACTAACTTTATAGCGGAACCAGATTTAATTGCTACAAAACCTTCTGGTGCTGTAACACGATAACCATTGTCAGTTTTGATGTAAGTACCAATAGTATTTACTTTTGATAACTGACGAACAATATACATCTTACATTCTGTTAAATTCATATAAGATGCTACTGTCATATATATCGGTCGTGCATTAGTTTTGATAAACTTTAGACCATCCAGTTGTATCTGTTTATATTTATTCTTTGTCGCTTCTGTTTTCTTTGCATCAATTTCTTTTTGCAATGCTCCCATATAAAATTTTTCAAAAGCATTAGATACATCTGCTGTACTAGAAAACTTTACACCTTTTTTAATGTAACTGTTAAAAAACAATTTAAACACTTCTGATAGTAAAAATTTACCACTACCTGTCTGTCCTAGAACATCTAAGAACTGTGATGCTTGTTTCAAAGAACCTTCTGCACGGTTTGTTGCTGAGATAAACTTAGATAATGTAGGTCTATCAAATGTAGAAGCACCTGTTGCATCTGTAAAATTAGATGAGAATACTGCTACGTCATTACTCTTCATAGAAGATGTATTCACACCGAAAGATGCTTTCATATCTCTAACTGTGCCATTACCACCGCTATACTTTGTATGGAATACGATACCCATCTTTGAGGTTCTAATTTTCTTACCCATATCACTCTTTACAGGTACAGCATAGGTAATAGTATTAGGTGTAAACACATAACAAGATTCACCATTTACTTTTCTAGTGACCACATCATTATAAAAAAGTAAGTCGCCTTGCACGACACCTTTAATACCTAACTTAGGTAAATATTCTAAACAAACTTTTAATTTATCTGCTAGTTGACCTGCATAGTATGTGTCTATATCAGTATTGCTTCTACAAATTTTTGGTGTTCCTTTATTAAACACTGCTTTGGTTCCAACAAAGAATTTTCCTGTAGTAGGATGCTGTCCACATACAATAGCAGGTGCACCATCCCATTTAGTAGTGATTCGTATATTAGAATGTGGTTCTGTTAACATAAGACCTAACTCTCTTAGAATCTTGATAGCATTTCTACCACCATTAGACCCATTATTGAGTATATCGTCTTCTAAATGTTCGAGGTGAGTGTTCTTCATACTATCCTAGTTTAACATCTAATCTGATTACTGGATTATATTGTGTGACACCTTGTAGACTGGTAGGAATCCTTTCTATAGGACCTAGAACACCTGCTCCCAGTTGTCTTGTCTTTGGAAATGTACCTTGTTTCTTTTTAGAAAATCTTGGATTCACTATTGCACAAAACTCGTGTACTAATTTTTTAGTAATTGGTCTCAGACCTTTTTCTGTTAGTATATGTGTCGCTATTTGGAGAGGTTTTCCTTTTAATGTCATCTTTCCTGTGATTGATTCTTCCACAAAGGCACATCTAAATTCATCATAGACTGATCCGACACCATCCTTACCTTTAGTTCCTATAATTTCTATCAACCTTTCTTCTAGTGCTGCTGCATTTGGATTGTGTGTGACTAATGAATCAACGTCTTCCTTTGTCATATATTTATTTGGAAAAAATGCTTCCACATCATTAATTACTGCTTGAATATTTGCCAAAGTATTACCATCTGTTTTTGAACCTTTACCTCTAGCAATTTTTTTATATATTTCAGTGAGTGCAGTTACATTAGTCTCTATCATTGAACTACTAAGTTGAAAAGAATTTCCATATTTCATAGAGCATTGATACAAAGTACCACCCTTATAAAAAACTATATCAGATTTACTTCCCGAACCCATCTTTTCAAATGAAGAATAGAATTTTAAACTTTCATTAGCAGATAAGGTCTTTGCAAGTTTATCTACTACTTTTACAGAGTCTTTTTGTACTGTACTGTTTGCTTTATTCCAATTTGTTTGAGCATCTTCTTTAGTTGTTAGTTGTGTACTAGACAAAACTTCTGGATTAGTAAGACGACTGTATGCAGTATGTAATACGCACCACTCAAACTGAGTTCCTTTATTTTGTGCCATCGACCTTTTTTACTATTTAGAAGGTACCTGCTTTTTTATATAAATTCATAGCAAAACAACGTCTTCCTGCTGACGTAACTGGCACTTCGTGTTGCATCTTTGCATCAAATATTAATAGTTGTCTTGCTGACACATAGTATGGATTACGTCCGTCAAATATTATAGGTGATGCACCATCATCTATTTTTAAATATCCAACAGCAGCAAAATCAGCAGGAAAATGACAGTGTGGTTTCACATAGTCTCCCTGTTTATAATCTGCACCCCATATATCTTTAGCAAAATATTCTACATCTGTGGTTCCATCATTCAATCCACCATAAACTCTGCCACCTGCATTGTATATCAGGTTAGCAATCATTTTACAGCACAAACTGACATATGATTCGCACTTAGGCATTTTCATATCCCAATCAGTTTGACGTGCTACAACATTAGATGCTTCTGGTGA